ATGGCAAAAATCACAGATGCTTGGTTAAGAGCTGCCAAGGGGAAACCTTACAATGGGAAGTCTGAGTTAGTCTATCGTGACGGATTAGGCGTGAGGATTTCACCAAAAGGAAAGATAACTTGGATTTACAGATTTAACCTAAAAGGCAAGCCAGTAAGAATGAAGCTTGGCGAATACCCTAGCTTGAAGATCTCAGATGCAGAGGCATTAAAATTTGAAAAATCTTTGTTAGTCCGTGATGGTGTCGATCCTCGAAATCAAATCTTGCTGAACCGAAAAGAAGAAAAACCAACCACAGTTAAAGACCTTATCGATTATTGGTATTCAAACCACGCAGAGGCGAACCTAGATAGGCCAGAGCCGTTAAGGGTGATGTTCTATAGAGATATCGTGCCTTACGTTGGTGATTATTGTGCGGGTGATCTTGAGCTTGTCGATTACGTTAACGTTTTTAGAAAGGCTAACAAAAAACATGGTCCCAAACACTCAGCTAATTTAATGGCGCGATTTAAGGCGGTTCTATCGTTTGCTGTTCGTCATGGCTTGTTGAAATACAATGTAATCACTGATTTGAAGAAAAATGATGTGGGTAAGCCTGCTGAGTTTAAATCAACTAAGCAAGAAGGTGATGGGATAAAGCGGCTTTGGGTGGAGGCTAATAACCTCACTATCCATCAAAGCAATAAGAACCTTTTGATGTTAATGATGGTTTTTGCTTGTCGTGGCAATGAGCTTAGGCTTGCGAAAAAGTCAGACTTCGACCTAGATAAAATGGTTTGGACTGTTCCTAAAGAAAACAATAAAACAAGAAATGCTGGTGGCAGGGAAATAAAGAGAGCTATCCCTAAGCAGGTTTTACCAGTGATTCGAGGACAGTTCGCAATGTACCCTAATTTTTCAATTATGTTTCCACCGACAACGGTTAATAAAGATCGTCCAATGTCGGCAAATGTATTAGTGGCTATTGGTAAGAGTTTGGCGGACGCCATAGAGAAGTCAGGTTATCCAAGGACAACCAATCATGATATGAGAAGGACAGCGAGGAATTTTTGGGAGCATTCGGGGTTTAATCCGAAAGTGAGTGAGGTAATGCTAGGGCATAAGGTACACACCGGAGTAGCGAAGCATTACCTTGATTATGACTATTTGAATGAACAGAGGGAGTGCTACGAAATATGGGCTGAGTTCGTAACAACTCCATCGAAGAAAGCTGATGTGGTTAGCCTTGAGCAAAGAATTGCTTAAATCAAGTTTTGGTCTTTTAGCCACTCGTTTACTTCCTTTCTTGAGCGTAACCCTTTGCCGAGGGTCGCTTTAGGAAAGCTATCGTCTCGCTCTTTTCTCCAAAGGGTAGTGCGGCTAAACCCTGTCATAGTTAAGATCTCTTTAGTTGTGATCGTTAGCGGCTTTGGTTGTTCAATAGTTTGTGTTTGCATCGAGGTTATTCCTTAAAAATTAGTAATTGTTGAAAGGGCGCGTTTGAATTCGTTGATCGCGCTTTCTGCTTTTCGTGCGCGAGAGCTGGCTTCATGCTCAAGCTTTTTATAGCGTTGTAGTTCTGCAGTTACCTTCTGGTGTTCGCGTACTATGTCGAACATCGCTTTTGTCGCTGTGCTTTGTCTGGTTACGTCTTTTGCGTAATCAACTAGCTTTTGTTCTTCGTCTGTTGGTCTTAGGGTGATAGCCATAATGAGCCTTATGATTGCATTTAAAGTTGGTACCGGTTTCTCGAGGACGAGCGAATGATTGCATTCGCTCACTTCTGCAGTTCCCAGGATAAGAGCTTTTGCTATCAATCAAGTTTCTTTGTTGTGATAGGGCCATGATAAGCATGTGAGGTCTTCATAAACGTATTTGAGCAATGAACGCATTCGCTCAAACCTTCCCAATCAATCGCTGAGTGGTTCGATTGAGTTTGATTGGTAGAAAGGCAATAAGGGCAATTAAACTCGACTATGCGCTTACCATCGGCTTTTAGTTGCGCGTAAAAGGCTTTTGAATGCTTAGCGGCTTGCGTTGGTTCAGGCTTGTTCATTCGCTGCCTCGATTTCAATATCAATTATCTTTCCCTCTAGTTCAGTGGCAGAGCAGCCACCGTCCCACTTCAAATCGCAGTTGTCGCAGCCTAACTTGTTGCATGTGCCTTTAACTACATTCATTAAGCGGCTCTGTAAGTCTTTGTAGTGTTCGTTATTCTGTAAGTTAGCATTCATGCTCAATCACCTCGTTGTTGCTATTAACTAACGCGTGGTCAGTGTCGCCCCAGTGTTTGCGAATGTATTTTTTAGCTGACTTATCGTGCACAGCTTGGAATGCTTCGATACATACAGCGCGTTCGAAATCAAAACGGGCTCGGCCGTCCATTACGAAATAGTTCTTTAATTTTTCTGGTTGCTTGAGCATTTTGATTTGGTGTTGAAGGCTCTCGATTACCTCTGCTTGGTATATCGCAACAGTGGCGCGAACCCAGCGACCCTCTTTGTGTTCTTCCATACAATCGCCCATAACACCGCGTTTGTCTGAAACTGTGCATTTATAACGCTTCATAATTCCCCCTAGAAAGGTACGTGAGGTTCTTTGCACTTAGGGCAAATGAACTCATGATCAACAATGTGGTAAGGCTCTTTGCATTTGGTACAAGTCTCAATGCATGAGTGCTTACCTGATACCGTAGAAAACTCAAATACGGCTTGTTTAAGCTGCTCTGGGATAATCCAATTGTTGTGCTGGTCTAGCTCGATGATGTGCGTTAATTCTGGCGTTTCTGAATGGCTGATAAAGTAGGGCTGCTGTTTGTTTTTGTTATTAGTGCAAATGTACCCGTTGCGCTTTAGGTAGCAGATAAAGGCACCACATAGGCGTCTATCTATTTTGATTTGGCTTAGTTTCATTGGGATCACCTTGTAAGTAAGGGGTAGCGGCAGGGTGCTAAAATTTCTGAAACTACGTAATTTAGAATTAAGTAGTAAGAAACCCTGCCGCTATAATCTGGCGCGTAATTACTTATACAATTGAACTTGTTCAGCACCTTCGATGTACCAAGCAAAATCTAAACTTTCGCCTTCTGGTAACGTTTTTAGGTGCTCTTTAATTGCCGCTTCGTCTACGGAGTAGCTAACGTTTCTGACTAAAAACTCATTAGGTACTTTGTCTTTTTCGATGTGAAGTTTGTCGGGGTTCTTTTTAATAAAGAAAGTCCCGTATGATCCTTTTTGCTTCTCAATGTTGAGCATTTTGAAAAGGTTTAGTAATGGCCAAGTCATACGCTTGCGTTCGGCTTCCAATGATTTGCTTCGGTCTGCGTATGATTTAGCTTGATCCTTGTAAATTACAGATGACGCTTTGGCGATACCCGCTTGGTTCTCTAAATCATTCATAACAGATCGGTACGCAGCGAGCTTTTCATCAATGCCGTAATCCATACCTGCTAACGTTTCTGCAATCGTTTCTTCGTCAAAGCCGTTGTCTTTCGCTTCTTTTAAGAAAGCTTGAATTTCCGACACGATGTCATTCATAGAACGAGTTGTTTTGGTTTCTTGAGCTGCTTCGGCCATTATGCTTTCTCCTTATGAGCTTGAAGATCTTGTGTGAATGTATGGATCGCTTCTTGAGCTTGTTGTTTAACTCGCTCGATACATTTCTCTTGTTTTTCGCGGCTTTCATTGTCTGATTTAGGCATCGCGTCTAGAGCAGCGATAGCGAGTTTTTCAAGGCGTTTGATTTCAGCGAGTGATGGGGCGGTAGCGAACTTATCGGTGTAGCTCTTAGCTTTGGTTAGCGCGGCTTCTGATGCTTGCCCGTCAAACTCCAATGCTTGAACTTTCTTCTTGGCTAGGTTCATTTGCTCGGCTTTGTTCATTACACCGGAATCGTCATAAGTGCCGAGATAAATATCAGCGCAGATACCAGTCATTGACATAGCTTTGCCTAGTGCGTCTGAGAGCGATTTTTTCTCAACTTCATCGTCATGTATAAATTTGCCGTATTGAGACATATAGAGCTTGCGAGTGTCCCCGTATTGAGTGAACTCGATGCGCTTATCATCGTGCATGTACCAGAAGGTGATTTCGCACTTATGAACTTGTTCATGGTGTTCAGTGATTGCACCATTCATGATGATTGGCGCGCCTTTCACCGTCCATTCACGCTTTACTTCATAACCCCACCCAACTCCGATTGGCCCCCAAATTGCAGTGGCTCTCATGATTCGATATTGAGTTTTGATTGAGAGTCGCCCGTTATGATCTTGCTTGGTAAATGCTAAATCCGTTTCAAAGCCTTGCATGAATAACGCTAGGTTAGGGTTGGTTAGGTAACTATCCGGTAAGTCAGCAATGGTTTTGACCTCTGGGATTGGGTCGTTCGCTGGCTCTTGTTCTGTGATTTGTTCGGGAACCTCAATAGGTTCGTTCGTTTCTTCTGGTGGCTGTTCTACGACCTTTTGAGCATTAATTGTTTCGTCTATCAGTTCTCGCGTTGTTTTAGCATCCATCAAAACGGGGATTACATTTTCAACGTTTCTGATTAACTCCATGAACATTGATGCGGTTTCGGTGTAATACTCCCCATCTTTTAGTTTTTGGGCCTTATCCCCAAATGCCGCTTGGATGTTTCCTGCAATCGTTACATATTGCTTGTTGGTTACTGCGGTTCCTTCATTGCCAATAGATACAAGTTGGTGGGCGTATAATTGCCATTGGTTCTCTTTGTCGAACAATGGCGCGGCTTGTTTCGGCTTCTCCACCTTGTCGTAGGTAGGTTGTTCAGGGTGTTTCGTGTGGTTCTGAATCAAATTAACCGAGGTTGTTGAGTGCCATAGTATTGCGGGGTTTTTGAGGGTTAACACTTCTTCGGTTAATGCCGCTACATCGGTAAGCTCGGTGATGTTAGTGCATAGGGCGTTGTGTACTTGCTCTGGTGTCGCTGGACTTTCTACACCTTGCATTCGCTTGGTTATCGCTTTTAACAGCTCTGGGTGCTCTACGTTTTGCGTGGTCATGACTGTTGAGTCTATGTTGAATTCTTCTGCGTAATCGTCAAACGATTTACCTTTGTTCGCTTTGGCCCAATCTTGAAAGCTTGGTGTTTCTTGGGGCTCATCGAACTCAGAATTTTCTCTAAACAAAGCTCTAAGGCTTCTTGTGTTTAGATGGACTTTTATTGCCTCATGGCTGTTGTCCCAATCAACCTCAAGAATGTTGCTTAACGTTTTTTCTTTATTGAACTTGTGGTCGTCTGTGTATCCATACGTTCCAGCGTTATAGGTTTCGTGCTCTTTTAGAACGGCTCCTAGTTTCTCGCCAGCTTCTTCGTATTGCTCTGGTGATAAATCAAGGTGGGCGTCATCTATTGATTTGAGGCTGTTGTAAACAAATAGCTCATGTTCATTCGTAGGAATGAAATGATCATCTTCCTTATCTTCAAATACCTTTCCAACCTCTTTGATCTTGTCCATTGTCTCTTGTGAAACTAACGGCTCTTTCTTTTCATCCTGCTCGATGACCATTGCGTAACTGATCGCCTTTTCAAAGTTTTCCTTGGAGTTTCCTTTGAAAAAGGCTTGTCCATTTTTAAACTCATCGACTTGGTATAGCCAGTTTCCAGCATGCCCCATAGCGAGAGTTATCGCGTTTTCTCTGGTGCTTTTCTCATCGTTTAAGAAGTGGCGAATGTTTCCTTTGTCGTTTTCTGGATTTTGCGTATCTGTAAACTTGAATGAAGTGACCCATGCTTCTCCCTTTTGCATAACGGCCAGTTCAATCCGTTTGGTTTCGCTAATATCAAAGGTCGCAACATCAACGTCAATTTGGTTGGGTAACGTTGCTTTTGATTGCTGTTCAATGTGGTCTTCGATATCTATTTGATCTTCCGGTTCATCATCTGGCAGTTGGCTGCAGATGTCCTCGCCAAAGTCATAATCTAAAACCTTGTCCGCAAAAGCCTTATCTGCACCTTCTGCGTGAATAGATTGAAACTCGGCAACGTTTGCCATTGCTTTTGATGATTCGGCTATAGCCAGTTCTATCGTTTGATAGTCGCCTTGGGCGTGGCTCGTAGGCTTCGCAATGTTTGCGGAGATTGAAGAATATCTAAATCCGAAAACCCAGTTTTCTGGCGCGGTTCGTAGAACCAGTATCTCGGCAATGTTGTCCTCTAGCTTTACCGAGGATCTTAGGATTCCGTCTGTATCTTTATCGTAAAAGCCTGATGTGTTTACGCTGGGCCAGTTTTTATCATCTTGCTCTGGCGGGGTGTTTAGAGCTAATTCGCTTTTAATCGCCTCATCTTGCAAAGTAAGCTCGTTGTATTCTTCCTCTGTGATTTTCTCAAGGCTTGGTACTTGGAAAAACTCAATGGTGCCTTGTTCGTCTTTCGTCTCCAAAACCTCCCAAGATTTTTGTTTGGCTTCCGCTTGAGTACTTGCCGTTATAGGGAAGGTAATCACCACCTCGCCATTAGCGTGCTTAGATTTTTTAGATTTACATGTAACGTTAAAGAATTTGTTAGCCATTGCTATTGCTCCATTAATTTAAACTGATTGATTACCTTGAAATCTGATCGATGCTGCTAATTCAAATTGAAGGTTTGAAAGGTGGTGTTTTGAGTGGCGAGGGCAGAAACCTATGATTTCTCCGTGGTGATAAACGATGTCTATCCAACCAGCCACAAGGGGTACGTATTTCATGGTGTGTCCTGATTTCAAGGAATCATTAAACAGAGTGCTATGAGTAAGCGGGTCGGCGTGGGGTGCCTAGATTGGATGTTTGGATAACACTCTTTAATGACCCCTTTGTTGGGGCGTATGTGATGCCAACCCATTTAGATAATCAAAACGGGTAAGGTGATATTTAGGTGTCAATTGATATTGCTCGGGTTTTCAAGGCTAATTGCAAAATTTAGATGCTGAATTGTTTATTCACGCTCAGCTACGTGACCCATGGTTTCCACACACATAGAATGCTTTTTCCACACACAAAGTAAGGAATGAAAATGACTGTTTACGGGGTTTATGTTGACGCTAGTTTGAATAATAAAGAACTATCAGAAGTAGTTGCCGTGCTTGAGATGCACACTCACTATCGATTTGCTGATAGTTTTTGGATGATTAAATCATCTAGTTCGACACTTGAATTAGCAGATAGATTGTCTGTTCCACTTGGAGGAAAGTATCAATTCATTATTAATAAGATAAGCGGCCGGACTGTATTAAGCGGAAACGACCTTATTGCTGTCGAAGGTGCAAAGTGGCTTAGTGAAAATTCACATAATGAGTTTTCGCTTGAGGGGGCTATTTACCGATAATTACTTGACAGTATTTTTTGGGGATATGATTTTCAATACTTTCGCATACTGATTGCTGAATTTTGTCTAGTGCGGAAAGTCTGCATGCTATACAAGCATCTTCATTCCGCACTAAATCCAACGATTTCGAATCTACATCAACACCAGAATCCGCGTTTTTTGTTAATTCGGTAAATGCCGAACCTATCTTCTTTTCGAGTTCAATCAGCCTCTCTAGATTTGCAATTCCAATTTTTAAAGCTTCGGTTGCATGAGGTGGTGTATCGGTTGAGCTACTTTCCTGTGTTGCTTTTTGAGGTTGCTTTGATTCCAAGTAACCTTCTACTTCTTCAATCAGCTTCTCAGGTAGTTCCGAGATAATCAGCTGCTTATTTTCAGTATCGTATGTGATGGCTGATAGCTCATCGATTAGAGCCATTTTTGGGAATATCACCTTACAGCCTGCAGTTTCAAGATTTACTATGCCGCCCTCAATGAGCTCTGCAATTTTCGCTAAACATTTAGTGCACATTTTTATTTCCTTTTGGTTTAAATTCCAAAGCCAACTCAGAAAGCGGGAAGCTTTAAGAGCTTGCTTTGGAATTGCCTCACTACCACTTAGACACTAACGAGGCGTTAGCTCAATTATCATCACCATAATGGATAATCGTGGATTTACTTTCGTTACTACTCCTAAAGACCATTTCCTTAGAAGCTTGCCGCCACGAAAGCAGGGCGGATAATTTAAGCGGATACAATGAATTTTTAAAGAGCTGCCGTGATGGCTTGGAGCTCAATATAAATATCTTTTGCTATACATGCAACTATAAATAACATCTTTTGCTATTATTAGTTCCAAAAAAATAGGGAGCAATGCTCCCTACCGTTCGATTTCATACTCTATTTACTTAAAAATATCTCTTGCGCTGCTTCAATTGCTATTTTTTCAACCTTGCTTATTTCGTCTTTGCTCAAGCCAAATTTTGCCACGGCATTTTTAAGCTTCTCAAACTCATCATCTTGGTTAGGGATTACCATTACACCACTTCCCGAAGCAAGCCAACGTACGCTTACTCCAAGAGAATCAGCTATTTCAAGCAGATAGTTGGTGCTTTTTCTAGAGCCCTTTTCAAGTTGTGAAATGTAACCTTGTTGAACTCCGATCAGGTCAGCTAGTGCATGCTGGGGTATTTTTGCGTGCTGAGTTCTTGCGAATTTCAAGCGCTCAGCGAATGAATGTAATTCCATAGTGCCTCCTTTAATCCAATGTATAGCATTTGCTATCGATCTTGTAATATCATTTGCTATAGGGTAAGGTCGATTAAAAATATCAATAGAGATTAATGTTGAGAGGTTGATGTGGAATTTAAGGATTTGTTGAAGTCGAAACTGAATGGAGACGGAGTTAGTCAGTATGAGGCTGCCAAGATTATCGGCTGTAAGCAGTCAGAAATTAGTAACTACGTTGCTGGCAAGCGTAGACCTGGAGTAACGAAGCTTGTTGAGTTCGCTTCATTTTTAGGGCTGCCAATTGAAGTGGTTGTTGAGTCTATAAAGGCTCAAGAAGGTGGGGTATGAAAGTCGGAAAAATTAACAAGACTGATTTTCCCGTAACAAGGAAAGTCTTAATTACGGCACCTGTTGAGGTTGAAGTAAGGGGAGACAACCAGTTTTTAACATTGGTTGTTAATGGTCAGGAGCTTGAAGCGTTCAGAGGGATGAGCGTTAAGCTCTTGAACGCGCAGAGCGAATATGAAAAAGCCGCCTTCTGATTTTGGCGATCAAGGCGGCTTTCAAATTACATCAAGTACGGAGTAATTATATGCAAGTTGTAGAGAATAACAACTGTTTGATTATCAATGACGTGGGGGGCGCATGAGTTTTCTATTAATGGCACAAGCTATGAAGATAAAAACTGGTTCGCCCTCAACTAAATGGGTGCTGGTCAAACTGGCTGATTTTGCCAATGAGAACACTGGTGAATGCTTTCCATCAATCCAGACAATTGCAGATCAATGCGAGATGTCTACTAGGTCTGTTCGTAACCAGATTGCTAAGTTAATTGAGCTTGGACTGCTGCAAAGAATAAACCGTTTTTCAGGTGGGAAGCAGGTGTCAAATGCATATCGGTTACACCTAGATTCAGGGGTGCAAATATTGCATGGGGGGGGTGCAAAAAATGCACAGGAGGGCTGCAAAAAATGCACTTTAGGGATGCACCATTTGCCGACAGAACCTATTAAAGATCCTATTAAAGAACCTATTAAAGATCCTATGTCCGAGAATAAGTTCTCTGACGATGATTTTAAATGCGCTGAATGGATTCTAGAACGAGTTTTAAGAATAACCCCGCGAGCGGAGCCAGATCTCAACAAGTGGGCCGATGTTATTCGATTGATGAGAACTCGCAACAAGCTAACCCACCGAGAGATTTCGAAGGTGTTCGATTTCGCTAATCGTAATTCTTTTTGGCAGACAAACATTCTCAGCCCGTCAAAGCTTCGAGAAAAGTTCAGTCAGCTTGAAGCAAAAATGAACCAAGAAGGTCACTCCAATGAGCGCTCAACGCATCGACAGACCCCTGAACAATTTGAAGAGCAATCTCAGTACCCAGAGGAAATTCAACTCTGCTCAAGCGATTCAAAAGCCGTGCGAGAGTTCAAGCTCGCATACCAGCAGGAATTCAGAGAGTCACTTGGTGCTGACGTTCTGGCGACAGGCTATGGAAATTTATCAGGGCAAATGGACAACGACCAACGGCTCGAAGGCGAATGCGGCTTGGCTAACTCTGATTTCCAAAGCGGGGGAGAGAGGTTGTCAGAGATTGATTGATCTGTGCCTCGATGAACTCAGGGAGGGTCGCGAATGGCCTCCAACGGTGGCAAAAGCTCAAATTATGTTGAGCACACGAAGCCGGACTGAAATTCAGCAAGCGTTCAGAAGGTGGGAGTCGGGAACACCTCAAGGTAGGCCTGAGCGATGGGTTTTCCAAAGATTTAGTTGGAATCTAAAACGGGTCGATGCTGGGAAAGAGCTCGGAGAGTTTGCAAAGCAACTGAAAAGAGCAGATGAACTTGAACGTGCAAATCAGCTGCAACTTGACGAGGAAACTTTAGCCATGCTTCCGGTTCACAGCAGCGTATCGATGACTGACCGATTGAGAGAAGATTTTTCCAGATCAGGGAAGGCGCATGCGTTTAGTGATCGTATCAAGCGAATGATGAAAGAGAAGAAAGCCAATGAATACTGTTAGAAGTCGCGCCAAATCGGAAAAGCTTTTAGGTGTAATTATGCAGGGCGGCTTTGTTGGCTTTGCTGACATTGATGAGCATGAAAGGGCTAGGAAGCTTGCTGGTAGGGAGGTTGAAATTAAGGTCTTCAAGAAAGCAAGAAACTTGAGGTTTCACAGAAAGCTATTTGCTTTGTTCAAGCTTGGTTTTAACTACTGGTCGCCAAGCTTTAAGGGGGTTAGTAACCCAGAAGAAGCAATAGCTCATGATGTGGCTAAGTTGTTTTGTGAGTTAGCTGGAAACCCAGATTTGTATGATGTGCAAGGAAGGGAAATCGCTCAGCTTGCTATTCAGAGATTAGAGAGCAAGCGTCTTGGTTATCTCGATCCAGAGGCTTACAAAGATCCAGAAAATTATCGGAAAAAGGTAATGATTGAGGCGGGGTTCTATGAGCTTGAGCTTCTGCCGACAGGTGGGGCTATTAAAGTGCCTTGGTCACTTTCTTTCGAAAGCATGGATGAGATCCAGTTCGAGAAGGTTTATCGAGGCTGCTCAAACGTGATTTGGAATATGTCACTTTTCCAGACGTTCGAGAGCAAAGAAGAAATGGAACGAGCTGTAAACCAAATGATGGGGTTCATGTCATGAGCAAGGTTGAGAGCACCAAAATCAGAAATTCAGCCAAAGGGCAGGATTGCACCTTGAGATTGGTTGGCATTTGTAACTTCAATTCAGAGACGACAATTCTTGCTCATATTGGTTACGGGGGAGGGTGGGCGACAAAGTGCGGTGACAATATGGCTGTGTACGCCTGTTCTGACTGCCATAGCGAGATAGACCGCAAAGGACGCGGAGAGTACGCAGACGACAAGTTAAGGGCTGTGGAAGAAACACAGCAAGTTTTAATAGATAAAGATTTATTAAGGTTTGGGTGATGTATGACTAAACAGGCGATTAGTGTAAAGGGAATTGTAGCTGGTCTTGATGATGGTTGGATATTGGAACAGTACGCGAGAGCTACGAGCGATATCATAAAGGGTTGGCAAATGGTTGGATTGAGCAAGGTGGCAATGTCTTGGGTGATGTATGCCTACGTGAGCCTTTCTAAAACTGAGGGTTCGTATGGCTACCTTGTTTCTAGGTTGTCTAAAACCATTCGAGCGAAAGATAAAAAGCTGACACCTAAACAAGCTGTGAAGCTGGTGGAGCTGGCCATAGAAGAACGGTTGACTAACAAGAAAATGTCAGGGAGATTGAGAGGGATAGTGATTAATGTCCCTCAATCGACGTATAACGATAACCGGAACAAATACGAAGGTTTAATTTTGTTTGTTGATTCAACATTAAAACGGTATGAGGATGAAGCAAAGACCGTTTTTAGGATTAAGATGGGTTGTAAATCCGGTCAATTTTAGGTACTATTTTTCTAGTTTAGGAAAGCCGCCATTTAATGAGCGGCTTTTTTTGTTCCTGTCGTTTGGTGAAGCTAGCTCGACAGTAACTCCCGCGCTAGCAATTCCGCAACTTTGTTTATCTCGTTTATTACACGCTCAGACTGTGCGAGTTCAGTCATGACTTTAATTGCACTGTTCATCTCTGTGATTTTTTCATCGATAGTCATTTCGTTTTTCATTTGTCATTACCGTTCTACTGCTGTTTGAATACAAAATATTCCAATAGCTATATAATTGCCATATCTACACAGATGCATTTTGAGGGTAATTTTTTCTGTGGTTAATCATTCTCAATATTTCTGATTTGACCGTAAATAATGAAAATCAATAAACAACCAGTTTTTAGTGTTGTTATAGTTGATATTCGAATATTAAAAATTAATCGATCGGTATGGTGAATAGCCTGAGTGAAACATCTAGTAACAGGTTGCTATTATTCTTAAAGTAATTTTTTAGTTTCTACTGGGTATTTATTAAGGTCGGAGGTTATGGAAAGTGAAAACATAAAGAGCAGCAAGGTTCTTTCTTGGGTTATACCTATCTTAGCTACGTTAGCATTGTTGATTTTAAATGATATGCGTGACGGGATTAAGGAAGGGAAGAACGAGATTAAAGAGGCAAGGGCTGAGTTTTCTCAGGAGATAAAAGAAGTGCGGGAGGATATCTCAGGCGTTAAGCATGACGTTTACTCTCTAAAGCTTCAGATGAAGAACTCCAGCATTACGAGCTCAGTACCTTCTGATTATTACGCTTACTACAAAGGCGAAGACGGAACATCCAAACAGGTGTACTTGAAAAGCGCAGTATTTATAGATGAGGGGGAAAGCGGTGAATCTCCACTTAGTAACCAAAAACATTGATGGTATCGGCACATTCGGAAAGCTCACTTTAAACGGTGAGCTTTTTTTATGCACGGTCGAAAAGGAATGGAAAAACAACCAGCCTTACATTTCGTGCATTCCTGCGGGTGAGTATGACTTGGTACCACATGACTCGCCAAAGTTTGGCAAATGCTACGCGTTAGAGAATAAGCGAGTTGGTGTTTCCATCTATGGCCCAAGCGAACGAACCCATTGTTTAATCCATATAGCTAACTGGCCTAGAGAGGTTGTTGGTTGTATCGGTGTTGGCGAATCGTTCCACTCTCAGAAATGGGGTGTAGCGAATAGCACTAAGGCAATGGGTAAATTAATGGAACTGCTTGATGGGAATCGAGCGAAGCTAACAATAGAGAGGCTTTAAATGAAAAAAGTGTTTTTAAGTTTGGTTCAGCGAGAGCTGGCAAAAGCAGCAAGCAATGTGATTATCGACATTATTCAATGGTCAGCTGATAAGTTGAAAGGTCGTGACGACAACACTATGGATAAAGACGCTGACGTAATCAAAGAGCTGGCAGAGCGTAATCGCTCTAAAAATGAGTAGCTTATTCACTGGAAGCTTAGTCAATGCCTCAGATCAACTTTTAAGCGAAATGGTGTAAAAAGCCTTGTTTCGAGATGTTGTGCCTTACTTTTTTAGTTCGAATATATAGAAAGTGTCCATGTGAATTAAGATCCTCTGTTGTTTTATTGAGCGCATTCATCATCGATGGTGCGCTCCCATTAATAACGTTAGGGGGCTTAATTTCAAGTGATTAAATCTGTTCACTCTGACTTTGGCATGATGCTGCTGTTTTCAATTGCGGTTCTAAAGATTGTCGCAATGGTCTTTATTGCCTACATCAAGAGTAAGCATAAAAAGGACGTGGCTTTAGAAAAGGTTAAGCTTGAATATTTCAAGCTGAGTTATAAAAACGCCTGTTACCTAAGGGGCGAAGAAGTAAAGGAAGGGGGAGATTGATGGTTTTCATTATTTTAGGCTGCTTGGCTGTTTTCTACGTAGGGGCAACAATCATTATCTCTTACGAGAAAAAAGCAAAGTTTACGTATGAAATGTGCGACATCTTAAACAGCAAGCGTTTTGATGAAGGATTTGAGAGGCTTTTCATTTATTTATTCGATAACTCTTTAAACCCCATGATGGTGTTTAAGATCATGTGGATGGCAATGAAAGCTGAACATTCGGGAAGCTACACGCGAGAGCCTCGAGAGGAGTCTGAGTTTGATTATGTTAACCATCAAGAACTATTGGAGATCTCTGGAAGGTTGCTACTGATCAATATGATTAGAACACCTCTTTCTTATGTTGTGGTCCTCTTATTGCTGGGGCCATACTTCGCAATAAAAAAGCTTTCAGGGCGGAAAAACATTAGGGAAAGCTTGGTGTTCAAAATCGGAAAGCTTTGCTAGTAAGGCACTGCAATCATAAAGGCCCGTTCGTTATTCGACGGGCCTTTTATTTGGCTTCTATTTGGGTTTTCAATGAGAGCTCAAACAAAAGCTAATGCAATCAAAAACAGCTCCAGGTTCAAACCGGCAAGCGAACGAATGCAATCATTTGTCGCTTGGCCACGTTCTGCAGAACAAGCGGAATGATAGCAAAAGCGTAAAGAATTAAATCATGAAAGTGGGCGACTGCTCGAAGCTGTAACTTCGAACAGTCACCGTCCCACACGTGCGGTCATGGGTAGGATTAAAGCCCACTGCTAATTTGCAAGTAGCTGTGGGATTCTAGTCAACTCTAGGGATCTCCACCATGACAAAAGACACCAACAAAGAGCAAAATCACGATTTCTATCAATATTGCGTAAAATCTGTACGTGAATTGAGTGAGTATGAAAACAATTCAAGGTTTCATAGTGATGAGCAAATAGAAGAAATTGTAAATTCCATCAAAACGTTTGGTTTTACAGCTCCAATTCTAATCGATGAAAATGGCGAAATAATCGCGGGTCATGCTCGACTTCGAGCGGCAACAATTCTCGAATATTCGCAAGTTCCCTGCATAGTCCTTTCGGGGTTAACTGAAAGCCAGAAAAAAGCTTATGTCATCGCGGATAACCAGTTAGCTTTAAATTCTGACTGGGATATTGATGCGTTGAGAGCAGAGATTGATCATTTAAAAAGCACTGATTTTGATATTAGTGTCTTGGGTTTTTCGGATGAGTACTTAGACGAATTGCTTGATATTGAAATCGAGTTCCCAAGCCTTCCGTCAGGTGACCGCGAGCTCTATCAGCAAAAGACGTTTACTTTGCATGATGAGCAAGCATCCATTATTGAGGATGCGTTACAGGTAGCGAAGAAAGCCCCCGCGATTAAGACCGGGTTAAATGAAAACTCAAACGGCAATGCTTTAACTGCAATATGTGAGCAATGGTTAGGGAGGGGCGCATAATGGCCTCTGCTAAGGATATTGTTGTAAAGCCTATCAAATCCTCTGTTGCTAATCAGATCATCAAGAAGGTGCATTACAGCGGCAAGGTTTGCAATAACAGCCAATTGCATCTTGGCGTTTTCTTAAATGGCAAGTTAGAAGGTGCTATGCAATTCGGGCCTAGTCTCGATAAGCGTAAAATCCAAGGGCTTGTTAAAGGTACATTGTGGAATGAGTTTATAGAACTTAATCGAATGGCCTTTAGTGATGCGCTACCACGTAACAGTGAATCAAGAGCTATTGGGGTAGCATTGAGGATCATAAAGAAAAGCTACCCGCAGATTAAGTGGGTGATTAGCTTTAGTGATGGCTCTCAATGTGGTGACGGCACTATCTACAGAGCCAGCGGCTTCAAGCTTGTCCAGATAAAAGAAAACTCATCATTATTGAGATTTCCTAACGGGGCTGTCATTGCCAACATTACGCTGCAGAATTCGTTCACCTCTGAATCTGTACGTGAGCAATCGCGTTATTTTGGTATTGAGAATAAACAAAGAAATGCAAAGGAGTGGATTGGCCTTGGTGCGGAAGCTATCAAGGGCTATCAGCTTAAATACGTCTATTTCATCGATAAGTCGTGCGAGGGTAATTTGGTGCAAAAGCCTCTACCGTTCTCGGCTATTGACGACATAGGGGCTGGAATGTATAAAGGTAATCGAATAGCGATTTCAGAAAGGCGTGATACAAGGGCTAACTCTGACGACCAGTTAGAAAGCGGCGGTTCAATTCCGACCATCACGCTCCAATCCTCTTAGCTATCTTCCCTCAATATACACTTTGCAATCAAAACCAATTCCTGCAGCAACCGGCACCAACTTAAAATGCAATCATTTGTCTGCTGGCCACGACCTGCAGTAAAGACTAAATGATAGCAAGTTAGTGATATTAGATAGTTAAGGGCGTTAGAAAGAGGACGCCCTTAACTATTGTTTGTTATTTAGGTCTAGTCAGTAGGGTAAATCCTCCAAGGAGAATAAAGCCAAAAAGCCAAAAGGCTAAGACCATTGATACTCCTATGCCAGCTCCGACTTGCGCACCTAGTTGTTCAGCAGCGCTATTGCTCACTTCTTGAATCGTATCGCCTACTGTGCTGATAACTCGGTAAGTAATCGTCATCATTAAGATATTGAACGCAATAAAGACCCATTTGATAATTCGACCTGCGATCGTTCTTTTGGGTTTGTTGATTACATGTGCACAGATTGGGCAGATAAACGCTTTTGCACTTACTTTATGTTGGCATGAAGGGCAGTCTTCTAATTCCATTATGTTCTTCGCTTTTACTACCATGTCAGCGCCTTTGAGTTGGCTTTTAAGTTTTCGTTATACATAAGCTCAAGGTTGTAGTATGAGCACATATCAAGCGCACCACAATAGTCCTGTATAACTCGATCTAAGATCGGCTTATCGGTTGCCTCGGTGAGCTTTTTGAATGAATTTAAATTGGTAGTCTCCATCATGCGAAGAGTAGTTGCTTGGCACATATCTATAATACCGTCACAGTAATCCTGCTTTACTTTCGCTGTTATATAAGCTGTTACCGCTTCTTGCTGTTTCTTTGATCCATCGAACTCAAGCGGATGTATGAAGCTAGCCGCAAAACAATCACTAGCAGAAAAGGCTACTAAGATAAGTAGTAATTTTTTCATTGTTTATTCCATAGTTAGTTACATTGAAGGTCGCGCTATTACGGAGCGCTATTCACCAAAAATTCTATGGGTATTGCAGAGCGGTTAAATAGCTGGCGAGTAGGTTTGGAATGAATATCAGCTATTTGATTGAGCTAGGTGATTTTCTGCTGACAGCCTCCGGTGTTTATTTTTGGTAATGCAGTCAAAACGCTTCACTGCAGCAACCGGTACCAACTTAAAATGCAATCATTTATCCCTTGGCCACATCCAGGTGTACTCAAGGAATGGTAGCAAATCAAATTCACGTTTTAGGCCGCTTCTTTCATGGAGTGGCCTTTTTATTTCCGCACAATCCGCACAGTAAGGAAGCCCCGTTTTATAAGGGTTTCTTGAAAATGAACGTGTGATGTTTTTTAGTAATTGGAGAGCCAATATGGGGCGACTAATACCACTATCTGGTGGGGTCTACATTGGAACCCAAGGGATACCTCACAGACGGGTTTGTAGCAATCATTAAACCAGAACCATCCCCTGACACCCCGTCTCAGGTGGGCTTTAGAGATAGCACATTAAATCCTCAGATTAATTTCGGTAATTTCCACCCAAGAAAGCTCCCTGACTTCCCTGATCAAATCGCAAGATTATCAGTTGGAGATAATTCTAAAGCGGTAGTGGTTGAGACGGATAGTTATAACTTTCCTCCCTACAACAGCTTTGATTTGAACGTGGAAGGAATGAGCGAATCCATAGAAATGCTCTGGGAAAGTGAAAATACTCGGTACGTAGGTGTCGATTCTGGTGAATTATGGTCGTTGTTTGATGCAAACCAAGGGGAATGGCTGGGTGTTTTTGCTGATAATTTTTCAGAAATCCTCGAACCACCTTTAATAACCGCACAGCCTCAAGATCAAACGGTCGACGCTGGCGATGACGCTACGTTTACCTGTGAGTTTAATCATTCACAAGTTGGGGTCACTGTTTACTGGATTGCTCAGACTTCCGTAGATAACGGAGAAAGCTGGATAACAAGCTCGGAAGGCACGGAAGAAACGACAGGAACACCAATAGAGGTCGAAACGGTAAATAGTGATAGCGAAGTGAGCGAATCTGGATACCTTTTCAGGTTTAGATTTAGAGCTTATGCGAACAACAACTCACAGCAAACAATGAGTGAAACAGCAATGCTAACCGTCAACGAATCGTAAGTAGGATTTCAATGGATACAGTAATTATAGATATAGACGAATCAGGCTCGGTGATTGCCAGTGTAGGAAGTGGGCTTATTTCGAATTTAGGACCGAAGAAAATCTACCTGTATATGGGAAGTTCATCTTCTGGGTTAGGGCATCCAATCGACGCAGGTGAAAGCTTTAGATATGAAAGTATCGATGATGACTTAACGTGTAGAGTTTCAAAAACTGGAAAATGCAAATTAGCCCACCCCCCTGACAATCCAACAATTTAAGTAATTATTGGCTGAAAAGCACAGATTATTACTTTATTGATTTATTTTTAATATTTGTAGCCTTCATGTAGGGGTGGATTTTTATTGATTAACTCGCTTAATGTGATTTGTATCATCAACGGGTTTTCCCTCAATTTCTTAATTGACTTGCCTATCAAGAGCCTAATCTAATTTGGTGCTAGCCTCCGCGTTTTATTTTAAGTGAGGTAATTATGGAATTTGTATGGGTAGTTCTAGGCGGGGCTATGCTGGCGGGTAGCTTTTCGTTTTTTGGTGAGGGTAGGAGCGATAGTGCAAAAGTTGCATTTGAGCATCACCCTGAGTGCGAGGTGTCGTATCCCGCGATGAGAGACTTTACGGACTCAACCAGAATAGTGATGATGCCTAAAGAGTCATATGGGAGTTGTTCTGCATCATATGACCAATTTAAAAAGTCGAAAAGAGGTGATGAAGAAAAGGAGTTGATGTCCAAGCACTGCCCCGATTCCAAGTCGTCAAATCATATTCGGTGGGCACCCAAAGAGCTCAGAGTGGAAGAGCTAAGGGATACAGAGGCCGCTTGTATCGATGAAAAGGTGAGCTCATGGAAGCTAGAAGCTACAGCGAAATACAAGGAAAGCATAGAATCTGACTATCAAACCTTGGCAAATGAAAAAGAAGCCAAGGAGAAGAAAGACCAAAAAGAGAGAGATAAGCAATACGCTTCTTGGGCGCTTACCAGTGAAGGTAAGCTAGCTAGAAATATGTGCATATCAGCGGGACGAACTTTAGCGAGTGACAGAACTCAAGAGTTTGTAAGATTAGTGCACTACTACATGATTCAAGAGGACGTTGTCTTCTGCAATATCAAAACAAGGGTAAATGGGGTTTTTGGGACTAGTCACTCTAAGCATGTGGCGTTAGCCGTAAACACGAAGAACGCCTTGTTCGAAATCTTGTAATTGATATAGCAGGTAGATTTATGAAAAACGTAGTAGTGAAAGGGCTTAAGGTTCTTTTAAAGATTTCTCTGGGCTTGCTGGTGGTTATGGGCCTCTTTGGTCTGTATATCGGCATTAGAAGCCCCGACAATGGGTTGTCTTTATTTATCGCAGCAATGAGTATAGTTGGTGCCACTTATTTGAAATTCGGGAAAAAAGGTTTCTTTGTTGGCGCGGGTGCTGTCATTTGTTTTAGCTTTTTTATTCCTCCTCCTATCTATTCAATGTCTGACATCGAAGGATACAAGCGATCCGATTACCGTCAGTTCAATAAGAAGACCTTTGACCAGATAACCAAGGTAATTGTAACGAGCTCAGATAAGTTCAATGACGATGATTTGGAGTTTTACGAAAAGTGCTTCTATCAAAGTGGCGTTTACATGGAAAGGTCGTCGGCTGATAGTTTTGCGGAGATAGCGTCGATTTGTAAAGGGTTGAACGATAACCCAAGCGAGCATAATAAGACGATTGTTGATTTATCCGACTTTGACCGAGATTACATTTCTTACACAAGGTCGGTCGGAAGGCATGACTATTTACTAAGAGATAAAGCATACGGTAGAGCCCTCAAGTACAAGGCACTAAATAACAAGGTTTACTTCTATTACAGCAAAGATGGGAGGCCAACGGTCACATCTTCAATAGAATACGTGCTGGACAACCAAGCAGACCATAAGGAAAGGCGAACCTCTCTTGCTGATTTGGATTTAGGAACATTAGAACTTACCGTCTTGAATGACAGACGTTCTTAATTTGAATATCTACGCGAATTACTGAATAAAAGTATTAAAAATGTCGGGGTAAATACCGATGATCTTCTGAAATGTTGAATAAGATCTGCATATTTGGCCTAAAAGCCCTTTTATCAGGATTCTGAACAATACGCTCAAGCCCTTACCTATAAACGGAAGGGCTTTTTTTATGGGTTATTTTTGTCATTAAAGTCCACTAAGGAGGAAGCATTAATATGAACATTTCCCCTAAGGTCGCTTATGACTAGTCGAGGAAGACCGCCAAAGAGAAGCAAGAAAAGGGATGAACTGTTTTTCAAAGCAATAGCTTCTGGAGTTAGCCAAAGGATCGCTTGTGAGATTAGCGGTTATAACGAAAGAACGGTAATTCGCTACAAGAAGGAATTTCCCGATTTTAAGAAAATGTTTGATGAAGCTGATGCGGTCAATTTTTCAGTACTCGAAGACAGGCTAAAGAAAATCGCAACTGAGGGAATAGTTGAGATAAAAGTAAAGCGAGACGGTAAAGGCAAGGTAAAGGAAGAAACGGTAATTAAGAAAGACAGCTTACAGGCTCTAATTTTCTTGATGAAAGCCAAAGAGTCGGGCCGTTACAACTGTGACAAAAGTAAATCTGATGTTGAAGAACCTCAGAACCCCGCAGAATTCGCAGAGGACATATCTGATCAGGATGCCTCGTTTATCTATCAGCAGATGATGAAGGGGGAGTGATGAATTACGAAAATTTCGATTATAAAAACCCAGACTATTCTCAGATATTCCGTGAGAGGGCTATCAAGTTAAAGCGCATTCGAGAAAACCCAGATTCCATACCTTACTTGTTAGCGTATTACCGAGAAAACCCAGCTCAATTTATTAATGATTGGGGCTGTACGTTTGATCCTCGAAACATTGAGGTAGGTTTGCCAGCGGTAATTCCATTTATTTTGTTTCCTCGTCAAGAGGAGTGGATCGATTGGGTTATGGGTAAATGGAAAAGTCAGCGGTCGGGGCCGACTGTAAAGAGCCGAGATATGGGATTGTCTTGGTTATCGGTAGCGTTGGCTTGCACGTTGTGTGCTACGCGCAGGGATGTGGCCATAGGCTTCGGTTCAAGAAAACAAGAATACGTAGATAAAATTGGCGCACCTAAATCGCTATTCCACAAAGCTCGTTCATTTATGAATTTGGTGCCTGTTGAATTTAGAGGCGGATACCACGAAAAGCGCACATCACCTTTAATGAAAATTGGATTTCCTAATATGGGTTCGGTGATCACTGGTGAAAGCGGTGACGGTATAGGTCGTGGTGATAGGGCCGCAATTTACTTTGTCGATGAATCGGCATTCTTGGAAAGACCAAAATTAGTTGAGGCGTCCTTGTCTCAGACTACGAACTGTAGAATTGATATTTCCACACCTAACGGCAGGGCTAACCCTTTTGCTGAGAAAGTATTAAGCGGAAAGTTTGATCCTTTTTATTTCCTTTGGCGCGATGATCCCCGAAAAGATGAGGCGTGGTACCAGAGGCAAAAAGAAGAGTTGGATCCGGTCACGCTGGCTCAAGAGGTAGATATCGATTTTAACGCATCGATTGACGGTGTTCTTATTCCCGCTAAGTGGGTTCAGTCAGCTATTGATGCTCATGAAAAATTGGGGCTGGACGATTACAGGGGCGATAAAGTCGCTACTTTGGATGTAGCCGACCTTGGACTTGATAAAAACGCGCAGTGCTTCATAGACGGCGTTTTAGTTGAAGATTTAGAGCTATGGCATGGTAGCAGCGTTGACGACATATTCGGGACCACTCAAAAAGCGATAGATAACTGTGAGGCCAGAGGCTATTCCAGTTTTTATTATGATTCTGATGGTTTAGGGGCTGGCTGTCGTGGTGATTCGAGAGTCATTAACGAAATCCGAGTTGAGCAAGGGTTATTAAAAATAGAGGCCCACGCTTTTCATGGATCAGCTGCCGTTATCGATAAAGAAGAATATGTAATAGAACCTTCTGAGTTTTCGGTTGGTAGAACTAACGAATCATATTTTGCTAATTACAAAGCGCAAAGCTGGTGGCATTTGAGAATGTTGTTCAAGAAGGTGCACGAAGCCGTTGAGCTTGGTGTTTCATTCGAGATAGACGAAATAATCTCTATTTCATCAAAATGCTCATATTTGGCTCAGCTGCAAAGTGAATTGGCTCAAGTCATGTATACGAAAGACACTAGAGGGAAAATACTTATTGTTAAAACCCCTGATGGTATGTCGTCACCAAACCTTGCTGATTCTGTAATGATGGCTCGATCGCCTAAAGAGAAAGAGTCTGTTGGGTTCTTTGATATGGAGTGGTAGGAAATGGGGCTGTTTAATTGGAAAGCTATCTGGCCGTTTAATCGGAATAAAGAACCAGAAGAAAAGGGAGGCGATTTGCTTCCCTTTTCTACATCTGACGGATTGCCAGATTTGGAGTTACAGGAATTAAAGAAAAACTATGTTCTAGATAATGCGATACAGAAAAAAGCTCCGGTTCCGTCAAGCATTCAATCGAGTGCTATGGATTCAAGCTCAACCCAATACCAGCAGCAATACGAAGCGGTTAACTGGCACTTGTTGTCGTATTACATAGCATCGTCTGGCTTTATTGGTTATCAGGCTATGGCGCTCATATCTCAGCACTGGCTAATCATCAAGGGCTCATCGATAAAGGTAAAAGACGCGGTTAAGAAGTGGTATGAAATCAGTGTTAATGACGATACAGAATTGACCACCAAGCAGATTAAGCGAATCGAAAAGCTGGATAAGAAATTCAAACTAAAACGAAACATGATCCAAGCCGTCACGTTTAACAACGTATTCGGGATAAGGCATGTGTTGTTCAAAATGAAAGATCCCAACTTTGATTATGAAAAGCCATTTAACCCAGATTCGATTAAGAAAGGCGACTATTTAGGAATATCGCAAATCGACCCTAATTGGATAGTTCCCGTTCTGGATGATCTTGATTTAACCGACCCGTCATCTATTGGATATTTTGAACCGACATTTTGGGAGATTAATGGGCGAAGGTATCACCGGAGCCACTTTGTCATTCTGGTTGGTGAGCCTGTCGCTGATTATTTAAAGCCCACATACCGATATGGTGGAATCTCGCTTGCACAACGGGCGTATGAGCGCGTGTACGCAGCAGAAAGGACGGCAAACGAGGCGCCTCAACTAACAATGACTAAGCGGTTGAATGTAAGGAAAACCAATTTAACAAAAGCTCAGGCCAATAAAGAGCAATTCATTAAAAACGTACAAACCGCAAATGATTACAGGGATAACTATGGACAGGTGATCATTGATAAAGATGAAGATATGACCATGTTAGAAACCACGCTTTCTGATTTGGATAATGTCATCAAAGGTCAGTACGAAATTGTTTGCGCTATTTATGACGTCCCTTCATCAAAATTGCTGGGTGATGGTCATAGCGGATTCTCTACCGGAGAAACTGACTCCGATTATTACTTAGAGTCGGTAGAGGCAATTCAAGGGGATGAGTTAGAAGCCATTGCTGAACAGCATTACATTCGTCTTGTTCGTTCTGAATTGATGCATGAGTTTAACGTTCCTGAATTTGAGGTTGAGGTTAACTGGCGTCCTATGAAAGTTGAGTCGGCAAAAGAGGTCGCGGATAGAAATCACCTCAAGGCCCAAACCGACAACATACTTGCTGATAACGGTGCAATCGATAGCGAGGATATTAGAAACCGAGTAACTCAGGAAAAAGACTCCGGTTATACGGGCATTGAATCAGTCGATTTTAGTCAAGGTGATTATGATGGCGAAAAGGAAGATCAGGAGACGAAAGAGTAAAAATAGGGAAATAAAGGGCGTTAAGTTACGCCCCAATGCAACTGCAGTATCTCGCCTTTCTAGCGAGGTTGTGTCTCGGGTTGATGATATGCATAGGGATATCATTAAACAGGTTGAAGCCATATTTACCCCAGCCTCAGTTGAATCCATAGCCTTAGATGCATCGATTACATTGAAAACTGAAACCCTAATAAATCGTCTTGTTTCGAAATGGAGGAAACGGTTTAACTTGTTTGCCTCAAATCAGTCTGACGCCATTCTGAAAACAATGGAAAGACAGGCGAACTCAGATTTAAACAAATACGCACGAAAGCTATCTTCCGATATGACCATAAAAGTTAGCGATATGAGTCTAAGAACAAAGGACATCATTAGAGCTAAAACCATAGAAACCACCTCATTAATAAAAACCCTCGCTTCTGGTTATTTAGATGATGTGGAAACTTCGGTCATGAGATCTATCACTACAGATTCCACCAGCCTACAAAGCTTACAAAGTTCTATTCATGAGGCCTTAACCGAACGTTATAAGCGCCATCGAAACAAAGCAAAGAATGTTTCTTTAGACCAGACAAGGAAAGTCTATCAGGCGGTCGCGTCTGAACGAATGAGAGATGCTGGTTTGAATGAATTCATATGGAGACATGCGGGAGGCAGTCAGCAGCCTAGAGAGCACCATAGGGACGTTTTGAATGGACAGATATTTAGCCTCGATGACTTGCCAGTTATCAACACTAAAACAGGAGAGAAGGGAAAGCCCGGTGATGAGATCAACTGCAAGTGCTTCATGGAGCCAGTTATTAGATTTTAGGTGAGGTATGACAAAGCGAATTTACGATAAAAACGGCTATTACGAAATTGAAGATAATCCCATTGCTCGCAGTGGGATTTTTCAGTATTTGGGGCGAGAGATTTCGCCACTGTTAGAGCCTGACAAGGTTTACAACGTTTATAGGCCACCAGAGGAGTTAAACAACGAAACAACAATAAACTCGTTTCGCCTTTGCCCTTGGATACCGACTCACCAAATGCTGGGGGATGGTAACACCCCTGCGGAGAACGTTGGGGTTCAAGGTACAACCGGAGAGCGAGTCTATTTTGATGACGGTGTTCTTTATTCAAATATCAAGGTGTTTGGAAATCAGCTTAAAGAGCTGGTGGATACGGATAAAAAAGAGCTGTCGATTGGCGTCTGGTGTGAGTACCAAATTAAAGCGGGAATCTCCCCAGACGGCACCCCTTATGAAGTTATTCAAAAAAACATCTCAGCAAACCATTTAGCCAGCGTCGAAGAAGGTCGAGCTGGGGCTCAAGTGGCTGTTATGGATAAGGCGATCTCGTTCGCCTTAGATTTCAATTCTGTCAAAGAGGTAAAAAACAACATGGGACTAAAAGAAATCATGGATGCAGTTAAAAAACTGAGCGCATCCGATCAAAAGAAACTGGCTTCTATGGATGAATTAACACCAGAAAAAGCCGAAGACCAAGACCCTGAATCTGCAACTGATGAAGATACGGCAGAAGATGAGGACCCAGACAAGGGCAAAGATGAGGACAAACCCTCATCGAATGCACAAGATTCAGCGATCGTACTTCTAACCAAAGCTGTGGAAAGCCTTAGCAGTGAAGTTAAAGAGATCAAGAGTGGTCAATCAAACGCGATGGACGCTCAATCTCTGATGAAAGAGATCAACGAGAAAAATGAATTGGTGAACAAAGTGTCTCCGGTAATCGGTGCATTTGACCACAGCGTCATGGACAAGCAGGCCGTAGCCGTTTACGCGGTTGAGAAAATTGGTATTGCTTGCGACCAAGGCCATGAGCTAGCCGCTTTAAATGGCTTCCTATCAGCTCGTTCTACTCCGACTTATACGGTGGACCGAGCAACAGACAGTAAGGCTCAAGATAATTCGGGCCTAGATGATGCACTAAAAGCAGGGGGTTACTAATGCAACAGTCAGTTGATCGTCAAGAGTTGGGTTCGGGAATTGTTGGTGAATTCTATTCGAATGAGCCGAAACGAACTCGTGGGAAAATCCTTATTTCTTCGAACCAGTCGCTAAACATTGTAGGGCGAGCAGTGATTCAAAGCCCCGATGAAGGTGAACAGGTTGGAGTCGGTGAAAGCGGTATTTTCGCTGGCATTCTAATTAACCCTAAGTCTCTAGTTCGTCAGTCTTTGGATCATAGTGATGCTGTCACTAATGGAGCGCGAATCGAAGTAGCCCAGCAAGGTTATTTGTTCGTTGATTTGCCGACCGCGGCAAGTATCGGGGATTTTGTTTATTACGACGAAGATACAGGGGAGCTAAACGCATTCGCTCCAGATGACACTCCAACTTCGGAATGGTTACGAGTACCTGGTGGCACGGTTGAGATTGACCATGTAACCGCTGGTGGCTCGGCTGTTATTTACTTAGACACTGCGGGCGACCGCACTGTTCCAGAAGCTCCATAAATTATAGGTGCAATAGATGGCTCAATTAACAAAAGTAATTCACGTTCGCGATGCTCGAACGGGTAAAGACATGCAGGGTATCGCTCTGGATGAAAATCAAATCAAAGCGCTAGCTTCTCGCCCAGATACATTGAAAAAAATGGGTATTGGTTTTTGTAATGACTTCCAGAAAAGCGCGGTTTCTGTAGCGATGGATACTGGATTAACGAACCCAGTAACAACAGCGGCTAATGGTGTTCCGGTTCAGTTCCTACAAGAGTTCTTGCCGGGTGTTATTCATATCCTTACGGCAGCACGTTTGGGTGATGTCCTAGCGCCAGTTGTAACTGCGGGTAAGTGGTCTGATGAAGAAATCGTAATCTCGACTGTAGAGCATCTGGGCACTCCAGCGCTTTATAAAGACCATGGCGATATTCCAATCGCATCGTGGAATCAGATTTTTGAACGCCGCGACATTATTCGCTTCGAGCTCGGCTTAGAAGTTAATAAGTTAGAAGACGCTCGATCTAATGAGGTCAACATTAACTCTGCTCAAGAAAAGCGTGCAGCGGTAGCTGTGGCTTTTGAAATTCTTCGTAATAAGATTTTCTTTAATGGTTATAACTCTGGAACTATCCGAACATTTGGCGTGTTGAACGATCCTAACTTGCCAGCGTTCGTTAACGTAGATACAGGGGTATCCGGTGACACGTTATGGTCTGAAAAAACTGTGGCCGAGCGTATCTCTGATTTGGTTACCGCAATTTCAGCACTTCGTCGTCAGTCAGGCTCAAGAGTTGATCCCGAGCGTGAGCCTCTCAAACTTGCTGTTGCATCCGATATTAAAGATTTGATGAATGATCTTGATGAAGATGGTGCTGGCGCGTTTGGTCTAACCGTTAACAAATGGCTTAAAGATAACTATCCAAACATTACGGTTGAAGCTATCCCTGAGTTCAACGGTGCTAATGGTGGCGAAAATGTCTTTTATCTATACCCAGAAACTGTTCCAGCTTCTGGCACTGATGATGGGCGCACAATCGTTCAAGTCGTGCCATCGAAGATGCAAGCGCTTAACTCTGTAGTAACGCTAAAAGGCACTGCCGAGGGTTACACAAGCGCTACGGCTGGTTGTATTACTAAACGTGGTTACGCAGTTGTGCGTATGTCAGGTGTTTAAGGGCTTCGAGCCCTTTTTTTAATTCAAAATTTTAATGGTGGGAAATATGCCAGTAATTTATTCAATGCTTACAAATGATCAATCATTCCCTGTTTTCAAAGAGCGCGCTAAAGGCTCAAAGGTAGCTGCGGCAAAATATCAGCAGGCGATTCTTATTAAAGGTGGCGCGAATATCGCGAACAAACACCGTCAAACTCAGAAGTACTTCGAAACAACCGTTACAGATGAAGAACTAGAGCTATTACAAAAAAGCCCAGTATTTCTTCGCATGGCTGAGAGAGGTTTCGTTACGAACAAGAAGCCAAAGGATTTGAAGAGTGACAAATCCGCGCCAAAAACGGAAAAGGATCTAAAGAAAGAAAACCCAGATCTTAAGATTTCATCGGACGGCGAGGAAAAATAAAGCATGGAATTGGATGTAGAAGCATTTCGAGCTAATCGGTTATTTACAGTGTTTTCCAGTACCGCAGAGTTTCCAGATATTTTACTGCTGGCAACTTATGAAACTGGCAAGTGCTACATGGAAGATAACGACTGCGTAATGGGTGAACAGTGCCGAGAAAAAGCATTTGAATTGATGCTGGCTCATCTGCTCTACATCCAAGAGCTTGTATCGAAGGGTGACAACGCGGTAACAGTAACAAGCGCATCACAGGGGCGTGTGAGCGTTTCCCTAGCGCAACCTCCAACCGGAGATAGTTGGGATTACTGGATCAACTTGTCTCCCTTTGGTCAGGCACTAAAGGCGATGCTTTCTGCTCAGACTGTCGGTGGCTTTTATATTGGCGGAAGTAATGAAAGGCGAGGTTTCCGAAAAATCGGAGGAGGCTATTAATGCCAAGTGTCAAAGTTGATCTTTCCGCTCTAAAGCAATTAGGAAAATCGCTAAAGGAAGCAGATTCCAAGAACTTGCAAGTGGGTTGGTTTGAATCTGCTAAATATGACGATAACACTCCGGTGGCGGCTATAGCGGCTCAAAATGAATTTGGTAACCCTAAGCTATCAATTCCAGCTCGTCCCTTTATCCGTCCGACCGTTGCTGAAAAGCAAAGCCATTGGGAAGCAAGCATGGCAGCACTAGCGGAGAGAGTCGTTAACGGGAGCATGAGCATGGATGATGCGCTTCATTCATTGGGGTTACTTGTGAGTGGCCATATTAAGACCGCCATATCTCAAACATCCAGCCCACCGCTTTCACCTATCACTATCGCGTTGCGAAAGCATAGGAATGAAGGGGTTAAAGTCGGAGGTCGTTTTGTCGGTGCTGTAGCTTCTGCCATTGAAGCGGGGGAAACTGGCGCAGGGCAACTAGGCGATCAAAGTTTCGGGAATAAAGACCCGCTTCGGGATTCTGGATACATGATCGCGTCTTTGACGCATGAGGTGACTTAATTGGCAAATTTCGGATTTAACATTTTATCGGCAGCTCAAAGCGTTATGGGTAATCAAGAGTACCAATTAAAGAAATGGCTTAGACGCGATAGAAATCCAGAAAATGGGTATGACATCGATGTCTTCGAGGAACCGGTTACCCGTAGTGCTTCTGTTCAGCCTCTCGCAAGGGATCAATACAAAAGCCGTGGACTAGATTTTGCAAAAGTCTATATCACCATTTTTGACGTTGATTTGGTTTCTTTGCTTGATCGAGAAAAGAACGCAGATCAGATCATTTATGAGGGTTGGATTTATAACCCTTTACCAAGTGATGATTGGAGCTCATCCGGTGGGTGGAATGAAATAGCAGCAGTGAGGGTAAAACGTGCATGATGGATTTATCGTTACAAAGCTTATGGGGGAAATTGAAAACCAGTTAACTCAATACGGGCTGACTGATTTTAGAGTTTCAAGATCTAAGCAACCAACTAACCAGCATTCTGGAGCATCAAGTAATACTGAAAAATATCAATTATTCATTTTTCAGGCCGCCCAACACAAACTAGGTTCTGGGTGGCGTTACTCATTTGACGATGAATCCCAGCAATTCAAACAAACATCAACTCATGCAACCATTAAGCGCTATCAAGTCGATGTCCTTGTTGACTTTGATCCAAGCGATTTAACCACAGTTCCTGCTTACGACTTAGCAGAGGATCTATCAAATCTTTTGCAGCATCCCGATTCAATTAAAAATTTGAGAACTCACGGTTTGAAGGTGATCTCTTGCTCTGACGTTCGTCCGGAATTTTCAACAAATGATTCGGATTTGACGGGGAGCGCTCCGAGTTTTGATATCGAGATTAACTACGACAAATCGTATGTGAAGACTGTGGACAAGGTGGCAAGGGCAATTGAAAAGGTAGAAGGAATATAAATGCCTATTAATTCTGGAAAATATGTCGACATCGTATCTGTTGTCGGGGGTGGTTCTACTGTTGGCTCGCGAGAGCTTAAATTACGTATATTTACCACCAATGATTTAGTACCTACTGGGTCTATTTTAAACTTTACTGATTCGGATCAGGTTCTTGATTATTTTGGGTCAGATTCCGAAGAATACGTTATGTCAGTTTACTACTTTGGCTACGTCTCCAAGGTTGGTACAAGGCCTAAAAGCATTAACTTTGCTCGATGGACCTCTACCGACAGCAGCGCGAAAATATTAGGTAGTGAAGCCGCGGAGTTGGATGATTTAATCGCTATAACTGATGGAGCTATCACGATCACTGTAGGTCAAGAAGATGCAGCTCTGACAGGTTTAGATTTCTCATCCTCAGCGACTTATGCTGATGTTGCAGATGTATTGCAAACAGCAATTCAAGCTGAAGGTGGGGTGTTCTCATCTGCTGACGTAACATTCGAGTCCTTGCGATCAGCATTTCATTTCGACACGAACTCTGGCGCCTCTGATGGCGAAATATCTGCTTCATCGTCTGATGGAACTGATGAACTGTTAGGGTGGGGCGAAGATGCAATTTTTAGTGATGGTATAGCGGCTGAAACGGTGACTGAAGTTTTAAGTAACTCTACTGAGATCAATAATAATTTTGGTTCTTATGAATTTATTATTGAGCTTACTGATGAGCAAATCGTTGAATCTGCAGCTTGGAATCATGCTAGGAACGTTGAGTTTCAATATCAAACTCGATGTAACAAATCTCAAGCGGTTAGTTTCTTTGACATGCTGAAAGGTTACTCAGGAACGGGCGTTACGATAATTGTTCCGGCTCATGACCAATACCCACAACTACTACCTTGTGCCCTTCTCGCTTCTCAGGAGTGGGATAACCCAGCTGCAAGTGCAAACTATATGTATCAACAAGATGGTCGACTTAGAGCCACTGTGACGAACACGGCTGAGTCTAACTCTCTTGATGCAAATCGTATGAACTATATGGGCCAAACCCAAGAAGCAGGAGCGATGATTGAGTTCTATCAAAGAGGCGTTTTGATGGGGGACTCTACAGCTCCGTTATCTATGGGAGTGTATGCCAATGAACAGTGGCTTAAATCACATCTAAAAAGCGCGTTTCTCAATATGTTCCTTGCTTTACAGCAAGTTCCTACTGATGACGCTGGCATTGCTATTGGTAGTTCATACATCGATGCAGCGGTTGCGCAAGGTGTTGACAATGGCGCGATTTCACAAGGTAAGGATTTGACCACAGATCAAATCAATTTCATTACTCAGGTTACTGGAGATTCCAATGCTTACCTTGATGTGGAAAGCCGAGGCTTCTGGTACAGAATTGATATTACTAGCTCTGTCGCTGAGAACGGAGTTACCGAGTATGCAATGGAATACCTTCTAGTTTACGCAAAACGTGACAGTGTCGATAAAGTCGCTGGCCGTCATAATCTAATTTAATAAGGAGTATTTATGGCTGATGTAGGACATTTAGGGGCTGTAATAACCCTTTCTGCGAGCGTTACGACTTCGGGCGTCCCTGTGCCCTTGACGGATTTTCCGAAAGATACTGATCCTTTTGATATTCCTGATATTGAAATAGCAGAAACCGAAATGGGTACTAATGGTGATTTGATTTCTTGGTCTGTCGCTAACCCTCTCCCATTAACCATCGGTGCAATACCAAACACTGAAATGCACGTGTTTTTACAGACTCTGTTAAGTCGAAATCGACCGGAAAAAGGAAAGCGCCCTGTTGGCGATACGTTTGTTTTAGTTCGCGTTTTGCCTAATGGTGAGGTGGCAACATTCACAGGTGGCAAGATGACAGGCGGCTCTCCAATACCTTCAATGGGGTCAAGCGGTAAGCTTTCAACGCCGACATTTTCGTTTTCATTCGCTAAGTTGGTAGTTGTTCCTGCGAACCTACTTCTCTCGTAAATATTGAATGCTATCAAAACGAACGTTCAGCCCTGGATAAAACTGGGGCAAATGCAATCATTCACTCGCGCTCGAGAAGCCGGTACCAACTAAAAATGCAATCAAAGAGAGCTTAGGCTCTCTTTTTTGATCTTGATGGAGAAAGTTATGTTAGTAAAACCAAAGGACGTCACCCTTACAACCAATATCAATAACGTTAAGGAAGTGAGATCTCTAAGGATTGGGCGATACCCCGCGACTAAGGGGATGTATATGATCGGTCGAGTAGCGGAAGTTCTAAAGCAAGCGATGTTGACTGATGCAAAAGGAACGTATTCTTTCGCGAAAGAGCTTCAAGCTGTATCTATAGAGGTGTGTGAGTTTTGTGAAATTAAAACCCTTGATGGTGAGTTTATGCCACTGAAAGGCGAGCTAATCATTAATGCACACATACCAGACCAAGATATGCTCATGCTGCTGATGAAGGAGGTGCACGATTACAATACAAATTTTTTCAACACCGGGCGGCTCTTAAAAACCTCCCGGTCGATGATGCAAAAGGCAAAAGAACAAATTACGAAAATGTCGAGCCGATTATTGGATTCATCCTCTCAGAGAAACAAGCGTCCCTCCAAGAACTAAGAACCATCTACGACTATGAAGATGCATTTGATCTTTATGAAGCGGCCGCAGTTCCCAAAATAAATGAGTACCACCAGTACAAAGAAGCTGAGAGGAGAAATCAAAGATGAGTATGTTAGGTACGTTCGCTTTGCTTTTCGAAACTGACGCGGGGGATGCTGCAAAAGATGTTGAAGAATTCACTCGCAAGACCGAAGAAGCCGAAGCAGCTTCTAAAAAGGCAGCTGAACAATCAGACAAAGAATCCAAGGAAACAGCCAAAAAGAAAACAGGCATATTTGAGTTGGGTCAGTCTATGGCTCAGCTTATCGGTTCTTATGTTGGCTTGCGTGCGATAGCAGCATCAACAATGGGAAGTGCGTTTAACACCGACAACTTGAACAACTTCTCTGAATACCTCGGTATGAGTGCTACCGAGCTCGATGTTTGGGGCGCTTCGGCTGAGAAGTTAGGTGGGACTTCTGACGGGCTCAATCAGTCTTTTGGTGGGTTGCAAAAGTCGCTTGGTCAAATTGAAATTGACGGCAACGGGGCGTTTGTAGACACGCTGGCTCAAATTGGAGTTAGCGCTATAGATTCAAGCGGAAAAGTTAAAGACGTTATGGACTTGATTCCAGACCTTGCAAACAGTCTTTCAACAATGGATGCCAGAACAGCTGCGAATTGGGGAGAAAGGCTAGGCCTCGATCAAGGAACTATAGCGCTACTGCGCCAAGGGAATGATGAGATTGACAAGTTAAATAGTCAGTCACGAGATTTAAGGCAAATAGACCAAGATGAAATCGAAATATCTAACGCCTTTAATGCTGGCTTAACTGACTTCAATCGTTCATTGGATTCAGTATTTTCTGAATTGTCTAAAAAAATATTACCCATGTTAACTGAGGTTCTTTCTTTCTTAACTGATTCAATGCAAGGGAGTGAGGGTGGGCTGGCTGATGCACTTATTGTTATATCAGGGGTTCTTGCAGCTATTTTACTTCCGTCAGTATCTACAGCTATAAAGGCGATCGCAGCCTTAACAACTGGGTTTATGACCGCAGGGGTCGCGATGCTCCCAATGCTCATTATGGCTGCAAAGGTTGTTGCAATATTAGGTGTAATTGCTGGGGTGATTTATGGGCTAAAGCTTATCTTTGATGACATTAGCGCTTACATGAGTGGGGAGGACTCATTTATTGGGGTTCTCTTAGAAAAGCTCTCATCTCTAAAAGATTTGGCTGGTCAGTCATTTTCTGATTTTGTAGATACTTGCATGACGCACTTGGCAGAGTTTAAGCAGGGAGTGTCGGATCTTTTTTCTGGTGTGATAGATAGCATTGTTGGTTATTTCTCTTCATTAAAAGATAGGGGAGTCGCTTCATTAGAAAGCTTTGTTAATGATATCAAGTCAATTTTAATAAAGCTGAAAGACTGGATTTTATCCTTTAACCCATTGGATGCTTTAAGTGGGATCGGGGATACCTTTAAAGACAGTATGTCTTCAATTGGTGGCTTCTTTGGGTTTACTAGTGAGGTTGAAGCAGAAGGTGGAAAACAACCAATAGATCACAAATCACCTAAAGTTGCAGTTGGCGGAAATTCCTTTGAAACTGGTGACCTGTTCGATGCTGGGGTTGTTATGAATGAAGAATCTCGCAGGGAAAGCGTCACCGACAATGCCCTCCAATATATCAATCAATCTAACGCCAATGCTGGCGTTCTTCCAAGCTTACCAACCTCAAATAGTTCGCCTCCTAACGTTGAGCGAACAATTCAAATTGGAGATGTGTATATCAATGCGAACGGGTTAAATGAAAATGAAGCCCAGAGAGTTATAACTAGCGACCTTTTGAGCCAGATAGAAGCTGCAAATGCTCAATTTGATGATGGAGTGACCGGATAATGTATTTTAAAGGCCCACAAAGATTAACAAGAATATTTAATGAAGATGGAGAGCAAGTACTTGGAGGCTTGAATATCATCTCGGTGAAGACAGATCCAAGTAACCAATATCCAACCCACACTTTGGAAAATGGTCTTGATGTTATGGACCATAAATTTGCAAATCAAACCGTTCTCATTTTATCGGTAGTCTTAGAGCCTAGAAACTACGTTAATACTTTTGCTGAACTTAAGCTTCTAAGTAATAGCAGCACAAAGCTTACGGTTCAGACGAAGGTAGATACTCATACAAGCATGTATGTAAAAGCCTACCCATACGAAGAGTCTGCCAAAGCATTTGATACAGTTCGAATGACTATTGAACTGATTGAACAAATTACTTCTGACAGTAACTCTGGAGAGCTAAATCAAGATGACGTTGCTAACTCAGCTGATAGCGACACTGTTGACCGAGGGAATGTATCAGGTAGTGAAGTTCCTGATGAGGATGCAGATAGAGTATTAGCCGACTTATAGCGGGAGTTAAAATGGTAGAAATTGAACTGATAAATCAAAGCAATCAAAGAGTCTCCCACAATGTTGACGGTGTTTATTATGAGATTGTGATCAAAGATATTGATGGGGAAATGGCTTACTCAGTTTCTGTGGATGGTGAGTCGATAGTTGAGGGGTTCCGGTTTTCTAATATGGACTTGTTACTGCCATACAAGTACATGGAAATAAATGGAAACTTTTACTTGAGAACAGAGGGTGATGAGCGAGCTGATTACAAGAAGTTCGGTATAACCCAAAGGTTATTTTTCATCACTCTAGATGAGTTGGAGGGTGTCCGTGATAATTGACCCAAGGGTAATTAAGCTAGGGTTGGTTATTGACGGTGAAACAACTTGGCATAGCGATCTTTTTATCGAAGCTCAGGGGGTTAAATATTCTAGTCCCAACTTGGGAAGCTGCGATATTACCGTTTATAACCTTTCAACTAAAACAATGAACTTTATCCTTAAAGAAACCTCTCCAAGAGCTGCAATTACAGACAGGATATCGGTGATCTTGGATGTTGGCAGGGAAAGTATTGGAGTTTCTCGGTTATATGTCGGGGTAGTTCGGAGATCTACCAGAACTCAAGGGCCTGACGTTGGGTTAAGTCTCAAATGTTTCTATGGGATTACTAATAAGAACAAAGACGTTGTGAGATCCATTCGTGGAATGGCCCCTTTAAGCGTTATTGCGGGGATGGTGGCAGAAGATTGTGGGTATTCATTATCTTTCGAAATCGAAGATAAGAATATCTCAAGTTATGCGTTTTCTGGGACCGCTTACGGGCAGGTTGAAAAGCTAGAAGAATTGGCGAATGCTGAGGTCTATATCGACAATGATGTATTGTTTGTTAAGTCTCCCACATCACCTTCAACTAAATCCTCAGTGAAAACTGTGTCATCTAAAACAGGCCTTCTTGAAGTGTTTAGAACAAATGCTGGAGTTAAGGCCATCATGCTGTATCAGCCAGAAATCGCTATTGGTAGCACCATCAATATTGATAGTGAAAAGAACCCTGATATCAACGGGTTATATATAGCCTACAAAGTTCAATTTGATGTTAGCAATCGATCCAAGCCTTTCTACCTCATAGTGGAGGCTAGAGTCTCATGATAGAGCGTGAAGCAAACGAAGATAGCTTGTCTGGCCTTCTTCGAAACCTTAAAGACAACGTTTTAAGAGGTGTTGAAAATAGCTTGCCTGCGATTGTTACTGAGATATCAGGCGATCGAACTAGAGTATCTGTTAAGCCGTTAATAAAAATCATTGGAAGGAACAATCGGCTGTTCGAAAGGGCAGAGATTCATGGTCTACCCTTGGCAAACTTTGGGGCTGGTGGCTTCTTTATATCGTTTAACGTTAGAGTAGGTGATCTTGGGTGGATAGAAGCTTGTGATAGGGATATCAGTCTTTTCTTGCAAAGTTATGATGAAAGAGAACCAAACACGCTAAGGAAACATAGCTTTTCTGACTCTAAGTTTGTACCTGACATAATGAGGAACTTTGTTATAGATGATGAGGATTCGGACTGTTTAGTTATTCAAAATAGGGATTCATCCGTGAAGCTATCGATGAATGACCAAAGAATTAAGCTGAAATCCCCTCACTTAAACATTGTTTCTAATAGCTTGGAGATTGAATCTGAATCCATAACTGTAGTGTCTGAAAATATAGATATTACATCCTCCGAGATTGATATCAATTCGAGCATAAATATTTCAGGTAGTTCATGTGAAATCGACGCTTCATCTTTTATCGTCAATGCTGCTACGGCTTCAATCAACGGGGTAACATTCACTCCTGATGGAAATATAGTGTCGGATAGCGGAATTAGTCTAACTGAACATACCCATGCTCAAGGGCCAAGCGATCCCGCTGGGGATGGGCCTCATAGTCATGGCCAGCAAGATGTAGGACCAGCAAAATGAGAGCAATTAAAGTCGATGAAAATAGAGACCCGATACTGAGGAACGGAAAGTTTGAATTTGTGTATGACCAAGAGGCGATTATGCAAATTTGTGATAACACTATGAGAGCACAGCTCAAAGAGTATCGGTACGCGCAAGGCAAGGGGATTGAGTACCTAAACAATGTCTTTACAGGAAACCCTAATTTTCAGATGTTTGAAATTCAAGCAAGAAATCAATTAACTCAAATTGATGGGGTAAATTCTGTCACCAATTTAGACTACGAACAAGTTGGTAATGACTTCAACTATACAGCCTTGATTAAAACTATTTATGGTGAGGAGCAGCTAAATGTCAGTCTATGATTATGTTACATCTAACGGAGTCATTATCCCTGATGCATCTGAAGTAAGAGAACAAGTCGAAGCTGAATGGCGAGCCATTGCAGGAGATGATGTGATAATCGACCCCGCTGGCTTCGAAGGTCGAATGATAGAGTCCGAGATAACCAATCGGATGTCAGTCGCAAGGAATAATGCAAGGCTGGCAAATCAAATAAACCCCAATCAATCGGTTGGGGTTTTTTTTGACTCGCTATATGCCCTCATGAGTGGCGAAAGGCGTTCTGCTGAATATTCTATAGTCGAATGTCTTATGACTGGAGTCGCAGGCACTGTGGTTGGAGCAGGCTCCGAAGTTAGAGATATCAACGGAGTCGTATGGATATTACAGGTAACTGTAACCATTGGAGAAGATAACACCGTCACTGGATCATTCAGAGCTGAAAGTTTCGGCACTATATTCGCTGACATTGGTGAGATCACTCAAATACTTACAGGGATTCTGGGGTGGGAAACTGTAACTAATGAAACTGCGTCTTCTATAGGGCGAGATTTACAAAGTGCCGAAGATGGTAGGAGGCAGCGTAAAAACGAACTCGGCAAAAATGCCAGAAATAATTCCCATGCAATTATCGCAGAGATATCAAGTGTAAACGGTGTTCTCGGCATGAACTACAGAGAGAACAATGGGGATGAGGCTATTGATATTGATGGCGTGACCTTAGTTAGAAAATCAACTTGGGTGTGCGTGGACGGCGGTGATCCATATGACATAGCAGACGCTTATATGGCACGTTCCGGAGGCACTGCGTTTAATGGTGAAGAGTTGGTTATGTGGACAGACCCCATTTCTACTCAAGTCATTCCTGTGCAATTTGATAGACCCACTGATGTTCCCCTTACCATTTCTATTACTGTTCGCTCGTCAGCATCCGTTGATATCGTGGCAGCAATTCGTGATTCCGTCATTAATTACGCCAACGGCAATGTAGACGGTATGGATGGCTTTACTTTGGGAATGGATGTTTCTGCGTTTGATATTTCTTCGGCTGTAAGAGCTCAACTTCCTTATGTTTTTGTTCTGTTGTGTGAAATCGGAATTGTAGGCGGTGACGCGCCAACCTCCGGCATTGTGCCAATGCAAATCTTCGAAAAGCCGACAGTCGTTCGAGGGAATATAGAGGTGATTATCGATGATTGATGAGATTTATCCCAGCAATATTCTAGGTGCTGTTGACTGGCAGAGGTCTACAGCTGAGCTATTTAAAACATTGATATCTAATAAGCAAGAATGGTTGGATCAGTACCACGCTCAGTTCTGGGATGATTGGTATAACGATGTCTTTAATTTGGATAGCGCCAATGAGTTTGGGCTTACTGTTTGGTCATTGATCTTAGATGAGCCAGTTTATTCGGAGACTGAGGAGGCCGATCCAACTCCGTTAGCCATTGGATTCGGAGAAAATTTCAAAAATTTCAATAACAGTATTTTCGGTGTAAATAGAACTGGGTTAGTCCTATCAATTGAGCAAAAGCGAATCTTGTTAAAGCTTAAGGCTTTTTGTTTGCACACAACATGCTCGGTAAGGGATATCAACGTAGGGCTAAATCAGATCCTCTCTGGCCCATATGTTGTTTGTTTCGACAATTTAGATATGAGTTTTACATACGTTATTAATGATCAGATCCCCAAGGTCGCTAGGAGGCCTGAGGTTAATTTGACGTTTATCAATGAAGTTTTGAAGCGAGATTTATTCCCACGACCTTCGTCTGTGAGTGTGAATGTGGACCTTCTTTCAAATGTACGAAATAAATAGAGGTTTTAATGCCAAAATATTTTTTAACGCCGTTCGCTTCTGGAGGGGATAAGACTGAGGTTCCAGACTACTCGGAAGATGCTTCAATATCTTATTCAACTGGATATACGTTTAATTATGAGATAAATCCAGATGAAAGCCCAGAAGGGTTATTTTTAGAAAGGGATAAGTGGAATCAAGTCTTGTTTGATATCACAGACAATATCAAATGGTGGCAAGAGAACTCATTTCCTGATTGGATAGATAATACAATTGATGATCAATTCGGATACCCAAAGGGAGCTGTTACTTGGTATCAAGGTAATCTATACACTTCTGTGTCAGATAATAACCAAAGCAGACCAGACGGTTCTGGTTGGTCTCCTAATGCCATCACAATTACAAGCTTAGATGATCTGAATTTAACTGATGACGACTTTTCCAATATAAGCGATCTTTATCAAATAACTGACAACCTGTATAGCTTACACGGGAGCAATGCAAGGTTCATGCTTAACTTGGTTGAGGATGACTACCCAAATTTACGATCAATTTCTTTATACGGTAATGAAGGTGTTATTGAGGCCACACTCCCTCAGATTAGTACGCCAAATGATTATCATAGAGGCGTTATCAAGAATATTAGAACTGAATTCGATATTTTCGGACTTGCTACAAAAGATAGCGATTACGCTATTTTAATGCATGACATTCCCGGAAACCAACCGGGGGTGTACTTTTGGGCCGCTAATGTTAATAAGCGTAGTGAAAAGAAAACCTTTCGCGAACAAGCTGTTGCGCAGTCTAATCCTGTTTACGCTGGAGGAAGCTTTGAAGTCAACAGTTATGGTGAAATGGCTGAAAGGCTAGATTTTATAATTGGCGAGGCGCATATATCTGATGAAGATCATCAGGCCGTTCAGGTTTCTTCTGGCTTTACAACTGTTAATGAAGTTGCAAGTGAAGGTGAATCAAAGCGTATTACTGCCAGTGGAATGTCAGAGGATGGGCTTAGAATGATTGTCATCACACTTTCGCTTACCTCTTTACCAACAAACCTCATACTCATAGATGTGACAGGTAGCTCAATTGATATAGCAACTGGTAATATTAATGCTGATTACAAAGTCTGTGTTTTGGATGCTAGTGTGGTCATAGAGAATCTCAGTGATGGTGAAATTTGGTGGTAAACACCATTGAATAAAACTAGAACGGTCATGATTTTTGCAATCAAAAAGAGTTGCTGCCGGTTACTGCAGCAACTCTAAATGATGGCATTCGGCCTTTCCTAGAGCTTTGCCAGGGAGAGGTTTTGCTATCAAATTTAAGAGCTAGAAAGCACTTTCTATGTTGAATGACGGAATGTTTGGCAAAGAGTAGCTTAACCTTTCATGCATGGCCGTAGGTGTGATCCTACGGCCATGTGCGGTTTCAATACTTTAGTCAAAAGTTATCGGTAAGGTTTGAGCAGTTGAATGCTTGCTCTTCGTAGTATTGTAATAATCTATCTAGTTCGTCTCTATCAGTCGGAACCATGGTAAAGCTATTGGAGGGTAGCTGAGTATATTCTCTATCGTTAAGCAGCAATATAGGTTGACTAATTCTGATAGTCCAACTCGAATCGTAATTAGTAACGGAGGGCGATGTATCAGTGAAGCCATAATAAGTATTATTATTTTCATCATCTTGGATTTCATACCTCCAAGCGTAAGGGTTGTCTCGCGTTGATGAAGATAAATATGAATATAAAGAGTGGCTTTTGCTGCTAGGGTATAAGTAGGACACTTCCCATATTTTACCCGTTGTATCTCTGTGATATTTAGTCTTAATACTTAGAACGTTATTGCTTGAGTCGGTTTCTCCAACTAGCTCGCACTTTCCTTTCTTTATAACTTGTATATCTCCATCGCCTCCATCGCCTCCGTTGATACTGTCAAATAATAGAGAGAAATTATCGTTTAGAGATTTGGCAGTTAGCACTTCCCCTTGTTCAAACAAATGCAGTTCTTCCGCTTGTGTAAAAACAGAAGCAAATAATACAGAGAGTAAAGCTAGTTTTTTCATGAGATGACTCCGGTATATATTTCAGACTTATTCAGGATCATGACATCCTCGCTTGGGATGTCTGGAATGTCTGGAATCGTAGGAATCTCAGGGTCGTCTGGTATGTCTGGAATCGTAGGAATCTCAGGGTCGTCTGGGATGTCGGGGATCGTAGGAATCTCAGGGTCGTCTGGTATGTCGGGGATCGTGGGGATTTCAGGTTTTTCGGGAGTGTCTGGTTGATCCGAAGATTCGCCCCCACAGGAAATTAAAGTTATCGACATTAATAATGTTAAAGCTATTTTAGACAT